CCACCTACCTCAGACATTAGTCCTTTAACCAAGTCTGGGCGTGATTCCAAAAATTTGCCAACTTTTTCGTATTGTTTAAGCTGCTGATTTTCAGCATGGAGTTTATCCTTTTCAGATTGATAATACTTAGCTTGAGACTCCCAATCTTCTGTAGAACCTTCCTGCTGCATTGTTCCTTCATCTTGCCCTACTTCTTGTTGTTCGAGTTTACCATCATTCTGATTCTCGATAACAGAAGCGATAACGTCTTGTTCATTTGACATTGTTTAGTACTCCTTATTTTACGATTTCTCTGATCTTTGAGTTTGACTACGTTTCTTTTCCGCATCTGTCACTAAACGTAATTTCTCTGATTCGAGTTTGACCGCATTAGATAATTTGTCGATTGAAACTTTATTCTGTGTTTTAGAGTCGTATTCTTGTTCTTTGAGTTTCCCCTTGAACTTTTCAACCTCAGTTCTTTTACGAGATTGTACTGACTCACGATGTGCTGTTTGTAAGTCGCCATCAAGTTTTTTAATTTGTTCTTGAGCTTGCTGTAATTGCTGTTGCAATTGATTAATAATATCAGTTCTTTGCAGCACACCTTCTTTATCAAATATTTCTGTTTTCTTCAAGGCTTCTACCTTATCAATTAAACCTTTTTCATATGCTTCCATGTAAACATTCCACTCACCCCACTTATTAGATGGCATAGTAGAATTTCCAATGATCCTTATATCATACGTCCCAACACTTAAATTGTTCTCTATTGTCTGAATTTCTTTCGTCTTATCGTCATATAGTCGCTTATTTACAGTAAATTCACTTATATCATTGTTTGGTTGAACAATTCTGAATGTCTTTTTAAAATCATAATGTGACTTGGCTAAATGATACATCAGTCTACCAAGACGTTTTAAACTTGCTTCTACATCTCTAAGTTTAGACTTTGAACGCCTTTGTCCAAAATCTTCCATCATCATTGTACCAGATGATGTTCTTGGTGCAACTTCAGCATTTCCTTGCTGCATTTCAAAAATACCAATATTAAGATCAATATAGTGTTCAATCATTTTTGGAAGCTGTAATATTGAACCAGCAAGAGGTTGAGGGGAAGGGAAATGAGGTTCTCCAAAAGAAGCGTCATACTCAATAGTTGCATTGGGATTCGCCCAATCACGTTCAAGTTCCTCTACGTCGTGTACAGAACCTTGTGGAATTAGCAACTTTAGTCCTGAAGATGCCTGCGCATGGGATGTAATGAGAGACATTACTTTATTTAAGAACCTCTGAAATCCCTTGTTCTTACGAACATCACTCATCGGGTAAGGAGTGTTTGTCCAAATATTAGGTACTGGAACTAATGGAAATATATTTGTATCCAGTATTTTTTCATATAAGATGACTTGACCTACAATGCATGTAACTTGAATTCGTGTCTGCTGTACTTGTACAATATCAAATAATCCACGATCAAACGCTTCAGCAGTCTTTTCATCAGCTAATAACATCTCAAGACCCTTGCCATCTAATACTTTTTCATTGCCACTCTGTAATTCAATAACTCTAAAGAATGGAACTTTAACTTTTCTAAAATCTTCTATTAATCTATATTTTTCACTATTGTTTCCCCAATCGTAATCTTTTACAATATCTGGGGTAAATGATATTCCTTCTTGTTTATTTTGAGCAGATGGATAATCTTCATCAGTTATTCCAAGAGTTTCAATATTATCAATTAAAGTTTCCCCATTTTCATCTGGAGTACCAAGCATTGAATAAGAATCTAATAATTGGTTTCTTGTAAGTATTGTAGATAACTGCATTCCACATGCATCATCAAACCACTTATTTCTACTATTAGGATCAACAACGACTCGGAACGGATCAACATAAGTAAACTTGACATCACCCCGACCATAATCATCTTCTGGGTCTATATACCCATAAAAATAACCAAGACCCGTAACAGAATAATCATGTATAACTTGCTTGAATACTTCATCACCATCAGACTTATCCCATACGTATTCCAATATTGTTTTCCATACATTTGCAAGTTTTGTATCTGAATCTTCTCTGCCAACGGCAGCAAATTTTGGGGGCTTTGAAGTGATAATGGCTTTGAATTGTTCAATAGCAGCATAGAGTCTATCAATGGGCAAACCCATTTGATTTCTCTCTGCGAGGTCTTGTGCTTCAGAATCTGTAAAATGATTGCCGAGATAGAAATCTATATCCTCTCTCGCCTGCACATCCCAATCTGAACGTGCATCGTACCATCTCCTCCAACGATCTTTTATCTCTTCTGTTCTTTTATCTTGTTCAATCATGTATTATAATTTACTGATAGTTTATTGTTATATGCAAATCACACACGCTTGCCTGTAATCCAATTAAATGCTCTACGTGCCTTCATGTAAGTTCCATCTCTCTGTTTCTCTTTTTTCTTCTTACCAGCTTTCGGATTACCTCTAGCATACTGTGTTGCAAGCCAAAATGCATCAATCGTATCATCATGTGCCCCTTTTGGAAAATCTAACAGTTCTCCTATGAACTCATGATGTGTCTTTTTAAGATGAACAGCTCCGACCTTGAACATCGGTTGTAATCCTTCAAACAGCCTATCCTTCTTTTTTTGGGTATAACCCTTAATTCCTTTTTCTATACCTGGAACGAATAGTCCTTCCTTCTTACTTCTTTTCTGAACATAGTCCCTAAGCATCTCCTGATAGGCAATTGTTTCAATATTCACTCTTTTTATCGGGGAATACCTTTTAAGAATGTCAAAAATCTTATCGGCACATTCCATCGGGAGGACTCTTTCACGCCAATACTCAATAACATAATAGTCGTAGTCCGCAGTAACACCAATAACCATAATAACGCTAAAGTCGTTCCTACTAGAAATAGATGAAGCGGGATCAACACCAATGTAAATATTGACATATTCTGTATGTCCGTCATCGAATTTGATAAGCCAGCTATCGGATGCTTCTTCATGTCGTAAGTTACCCCTATATATTGCCTCGTTTATATCTTCCTCAGCAAAAATCTGATCTTCTGGTGATTTCGCTTGATTCATATACTCCTGATAAAACTTGGCAGGAGTACCACTATCTATGTAAAATTGCTTACGCTCTTCTAATTTCTTAAGTGGCCACCGTGAGGGCCAAATTGGGAGATCATCTTCTATGGCTTTTTTCGTATATACTTCCCAAGAATAATCTTCCCCACTCTTGCGAGCATCCCTCCAGCCCGAAACTATTCCATTTAGGAAAGAATCCCAGTGAACAATCGTTCCATTGCACCACAGGAATCCTTTTTTATCAAAATCAATGGCTGGGAACACAGCTGCGGTAACCCAATTCTTAATTTGATTTCTAGCATCTGGAGTCTTGGTATTTAATTCTGATTCAAAATCATCAAGCACCATACCAGTAAATCTTGTTGATAATTGTTTTTTACCACGAAGACGCTGTGTTGCACCTTTTGCAATCATCCTACAACCATTAGTTAGCGTAAACTCCGATTTCGTCCATTTGTTCCCTTGCAAGTCACCAAAGTAGTAATGTATTGCTGGATTAGCCTCAATATGGTTCTGCAACCAATTCAAGTTATCTATTGCTTGGTCTTGTGCTTCACCAATCCAACAGATAAATTCTGGTTCATCTTTCGATGCAAAAAGGAAACGATGAAGAACAGCAGTTGCAGCCAATGTAGACTTAGCATGATCCCTTGGTAGGACAAGTGCTAACTGCTGAGCATTGTCAGCTAAAAGTAACTTCCCCACCTCTACATGAAAATTTGGAGTAGCAGAGGCAAGGAAGTCTTGAGGAGAGAACAGTTTTCCAAAAACTATTAAATCATTATAAGCTTTGTGTAAAATTTCCTCATTCTTGGAAACATTACCATTTAAGTTTAAATTAGCCAATTAATGTCTTGCTATTTCAGTTGCCATTGAAATATATGCATGTAGCAAACCTGTTAGATAATGAAGGTCTGACATGATACGATATGTCATATATGCCATTCCACTCATCCATATAAATGATATTAGCTTAATTAAGTCTATCTTCGTTGGTAACATTTAATTCCTCTTCATAAATTATGTGATTACATTGATAGTCCTCACAATCATAATCTATTTTGTGTCCAATATGAAAGTGATCTATCTCACAGTAGTTGGGACAAAACCCATGACCAGTAGACCTAACCATGAGCGTATCTCCGTTTCCAATTGCATAGGGCTTTGGTTCTCCTTTGTCTTCTCCCCATCCGAGAAAGCTTGAAAAAAGAATCATGAATATTATTTCCCAATTTGTCATTTTTTACCAAAAACAAAAACTCCTATGTTTAAGCAACCTATTATCAGATTAAAGGAAAATCCACCTATTTGCCATAAATATAAATTGTAAAATCCAATTAATAAATTTATTAGCCTTAAGAAATCCCTTTGTGACATATTACATTTATTTCCCCCTGATCTCAAAATG